AACCAGGAGTTTTAGTACTATGAATTGCAGTATTGTTCTGCATATAGTATGATATTAAATCTATCGTAGCTAGTGCTACGTCAGCTGGTACTGAGTCATATCCTGCTGTATAGGTAACTCTGTAACCATTAATTGCGTAAGGAAATCCAGTTGGCTTTAAGCTAATAATCGCGTCATTAATGTAATCAGGCGTAAAGTCTACGTAGTCAGTAAGCATTACATAGTTCTGACCGTAGTCGCTACTGTAGTCAACCGATAGTACAGTAATTATTGGAGACTCTTTTAAGTATAGTGTATTAGTTCCACCATTAAATGTCTCTGTTTTAGCGTCGCCGTAGTAGTCAATAAAAGTTCGTCTGCAATATGTTTTTACAAATGCGGATACTTTTGTAATAAGTGAATCTATTTCAGCATCTTGCGATGTACTGGATATTCCGGCATGTGCTTTATATTGCGCTTTTGTTATAAGATTAGCCATTATATCTCCTGTCTGTCTTTTAATATGCCCTATAACTAAGGCATATTAAAAGACAGGGCCCTAAAGCCCTGTCAATATTAAGGTTTTATTAAGCTACGTAACGTAGGGCTGAAACTGCAGCACCTAAGTTAGTTGTAACTTGAGTCATACCGGTACGTAGGCTAGCTACCATTACACGGCGTTGAGTCTCAACCAAGTCTTGTGTATCAACACGTAGACCACGCTGGTTACCAACCAAGAAGTTACCTGGGGCAAACACAATAGCGCCAACAGCGTCAGCTGCTTTGTCTGCGAATTCAGCACTTACGATAACTGGAGTGTTACCAACTGCACCGATTTGACCAGTTAACAGAGTAGCTTGTTGGCCAACTTTGTCTACTGTCAAGAAGTTTGTATCTTCTAGTAGGTCGTAGTAACCTTCTGTGCTTACGATGTAAACTAGTTCTGAAGGATCTAGACCCCAAGCACCTAGGTCACGACGCATAGCTTGCAGTTTTGCAACTGTCATTTTAGCAGCATCAGAGATATCTAGAGTAACAGCGCTTACTGCGTCGTAAGTTGCTAGACCTTTAACTGGATCACTACCGGAACCAGCACCACGTAGCATAGCACGGTCAACAGCGCGAGCAACACGGCGAACCATAGCGTCACGGATAACAGGCATAATTGCTAATAGAGCGTCTTCTTCTTCTTCGTAAGCAACGTATTCGTTTGTAGCAACTTTATACGCATTTAGAGTGATCTCTTTTAGCGCGTGTGTATCTGTGGTACCAGCGGAAGCTGTTGTACCGAAGGCTGTGTTAGCCATCCATGTAGCAACACCAGCTTCTGGGTTTACAGGAATAGTCATAACGTTAGTGTTCATAGTGATGCTACGTAGGTTAGGAGCAACAACTAAACGACGACGTACTTCGTTTTCCATGTTTGTAGAAACTTCTAGTTCCCATGTAGCGCTAGGTACGTGAGCACCGTACTTTTGTACCATTTGCTGACCGAACTTAGTACCTTCTAAGCTCTTGCCTGCCATTTTAGCTAGAATAACAGCCTTTTCTTTGTCTGCATAAGACATTTCACCTGCTTTAGCATCAGTGAATTGCATACGTGACTTAGTAATTGCTTCTAGTTCTTTTGATTTTTCTGCTAGAGCAGCTTCTAGACCTGCTAATGCAGACTTAGATGCGTCAGCTTGGGCTTCTAGACGTTTTTCAACTTCGGCTAGTAGCTTCTCTGCACCGCTCTCGCCAGTAGTTACTGTAGCAGCAACTGCGGCTTTAACTTTTGCGTCTAATTCGGAAGCAGCTTTTTCGGCAGCAGCTTTTTCAGCGGCAGCTTTCTCTTGTGCTTCTAATAGAGACTTGGTGGCTTGCTCAGCGGCAGCGGCCAACATTTTTTGTAGTTCTTCTGGAGTCATTTCCAATTCCTTCTTAATATCGCTCTTTGCTTCGCCGGAGGCTTCTAGCCCATTAGCTGAGTCGCTTGGGGTAGCAAATTGCATTTTGAAACTCTTAAATTCTTCGGCCGTATCAAACGCCTTAGAAAGACTAAATAGTGTATTTTGATTAGCTGGTACAGACACTACTGAGATTTCGTGTAGTTCCAGTTCTTTTACAACAAACAGCTCTAAGGCTGAATTATATTCCGCATCAACGATACGAAAACCAATGCTAAAGGCGGTTAGCACGCCGTCTTTTACAAGATTAAAAACATCCTCAGCCGCTGCAGAAATTCTTGCTTTTACAAACAGTCCCTTCTCATCAACTCTGTGGTCTGTCATTCTTCCAACAGGTTCACTATGATTGTGGTAAGCAAGAATTACTGGATTTTTCAAGTAATTCTCAATACCTTTTTCCCACACGCCGGCAGGAACAATATCACCGTGTCTATCGACGTCATTAGTGGAAGCATAACCTTCGATGGTTACGCTGTCAATCTTTCCGTCAGCAGTTGGTAGAGGCTCACTCTTAGTAAAAGAACTGTTTAAAAACAGCACTTTATTTTTATCTACCATATTACCCCTTTGTGTTATTCCTTAGCGGAGGCGGGTCTTCCCCCTGTACTAGGATTTGCGGCTGAACCTGCAATATTTGCAGGAATTCGTAAATCATCGTTGCCAGTAATCTTTTCGTAACGCAACTCTACACGAGCTTCGTTTGGACTAATAATACCAGCATTTACTAACGTACTGTGGTACGCAGCAATATCTTTTAATTCAGGCTGTAAGGCGCTAACGGAGCTAGTAATAGCTTCTACGTCATAGCCAAAGTAACGCTCAACAGCACTAATAAACTTACGATTAATAGGTAGTACTGTTTCTAAATAGAATAGTCTTAAGTTAGGCGCAATATTTGCATTATTACCGCCTTGCAAGAGGATTGGTGGAACACCAACAGCTTGCATTATTTTTTCGCCATGAGTTTTAATAGAAACATCAAAATCCATGTCTTTGAAATTTGTTTGCGCTAGCGCGTGTGGCTTTAGTCCACTGTCCAAGATAACCGGACGTTTAGCACCTAGCTTAGTATTATACTTCTGCAACCAGTAGTTAATTGTTTTGTCTTTTGCAACTTGTGATAAGGTGTTATCGGTAGTAAGTACTAATCCGAATATAGCTCCGTTATCAAAGAAGCTTTCCTGAAACTGCTGCATAGAGTACAAGATATTAATACTACGCTCGGCTGGTTCTAGGCGACTAGCTCCACGATAAATACTATCGCTGCTTAAGTCACGGAAATAAAACACTTCTGACTCAGTAAAATCTACAGCACCGTTATAACGGAAGCCACGAATAAATGTTTTGCTGTCAGTTATGATCTCTACGCTAGCTGCTGGTAAGTGGTACATAAAAGTACCATCAAAATGCACAAACGCGTTACCTTCTAGGATAAAGTCTGTGAATAGCGCAGTGCGGAAATCTTGTGCACTTTGGTATGGATTAGGTCTGAAGTTAAGTAGTGTATTCAACGTCTTTTGACGAATACCAACTACAACTCCATCATGTACCTTATCTTTAATGTCATAGTCTAGTGAAGTACATGCACTAGTTAGTAAGTTAACTGGTCGGTTAACTGACTCTAATTTTTTAAAGGCTTTTGTGTAGGCAAGTTTTGAGTCTGTGCCTATCTGAGTACCTTCGGCCTCTGCAATTCTGGTTTGTGCTGGATTCAGCTTTTCGCGGAACCAATTTGCACTTTTTGTAAATACGTTCATCTTATGCCCTATATAAATCTTGCAAAGGGTGAGATGTGTTTAGAAGTATCTACAGATTTTTCACCGGAAACGTGTTTTTCACGCTGTAATTCAATCCAACGTTGCTGTTTAGGTTCTGAACCAACTGCAGGAGCTTTTCCGTATACGGAATGTAGGGCTACGTGATGGGGATTACATAGGGTGTAAACCTTTTCATATAACTCAATTTTGTGCTCTTCAATAAATTCATCACGAACAGCTAAAATGCCTTCGTCCGTTGAAATATCGTAACCTTTTCTGTCAGCCCACATTTCCAAGAGTATTGTAATTGAATGTAAGTGGTGTAGTTCCAAGTCTTTTGTGGTGTCACAAATGTAACACTCAGACTTTTTATCGTATGCTGCTTTCGCTCGGTCGCGAACCCACTTTACAGGAATACGTTTATTTGTGTTTTTGGCCATTTTTTAGTTAGACCTCTTATGATTCCTGTTATTATACCCTGTTAGCACAAAAAAGTCAATACCTGAATTTTTGTTGCAGGTCTTGCATATTAACTTGACTTCTTGGCCACAATGGGGTATAATAGAATAAACAGGGATAAGTAGGTTACAGTGTATATGTGTATAACGCATAACGAATAGCATCCGCCATGTGGGAGTAGCCATCATGCTTTGGACGCTCGCGTTGCAAGCCTTCTTTTGTGTCCCAGCGATACTGGTCAAACACAGCCAGTGAATGTGTGCAGTGAGGTGCTACTTTTAGTCGACCTTGTGCAATTAGTGTTTGTACGTACGCAATACCGGGCAGCACATCCTTTTTGGCTTTGGTGCTGGCAAGATCGTATAGATACGCAAGGTCTGACGCAAACTGTGCAGCCGCACTATCAATAAAGATTGTTTCTACGCCCCACTTCGTGCACAGCTCTAGGAACGCAGTTGCGTGTTGAGCGGTAGTGGCTTCGTTCGCAAGGTACTCGTCTACAATCCAAAACAAGTCCTCAACCTGGTCATAGATGATAACCACGAACGCAGTGGGGTCGCGGTAGCCAGGGTCACAGCCTGCAATGGCTTCGCCACGCAGCTCAGGTGGCGGTTCGCATATGTCGGTTTCGGCTAGCGAATAAATTTGACCCTCAAACACCGTGAATGAAGCAAGGTACTCTTGTTCAAATTCTGCACGAGACATTGACTTGCGTGCTTCAGCCACATCGGACTCACTCATGCGAACATTCTCCGAATAATCCGCTTGAAGCGATACCCACTCCGGAAAATTCGAGTCAAAACCACGATTCCAAAATTGACTAAACCAGTTGTTGCGACCACGAGGTGTTGAAATAAAAATCGCTTTGGCTCCGGGCTTGTCTAGCGTAGGACGTAGCGCAACGTTAAATGCTGCTTCACCGTCACTACCAAGTGCAGCTTCGTCAAAGATGATAAGGTCATACGATCTACCAACGCAACTATCTACTGTTGACAGTGAACCCATGCGGATTGTGGAACCATTTTCTAGTTCAATAATCTTGTCTTTTAGGTTATCACGCGCAACTTCAAGGTCAAAGTGCTTTATTAGCTTACGTTGCAGCTCAAAACTAATCCCCGACAAGTTATAGTTTGGCGACATGATTAGTACATTCGACCCGGGTACTAGTGAGACAAGTTGCCCTACTACATTGGCAATATAAGTTTTGCCAAGGCGTCGTGCTAGTGCAGCACACACAAAACGGTACTTGGGGTCATTGACTGCGTTGATTAGTGCAATTTGGGGTCGGTTAACCGTATCCCAGATTCCTAGCATTTTAAGGTAGTTGGTAATCGGCAGCTTAATAAACCGCTGAGTAGCTGGGAAATCTACGATGTAATCACGTTCTACATCAGGTCGACTAATAGTTAGCATTAAACTCCGTCCCCACTAATAAGGCGCGACACCAGTTGCGAATACTTGCTACCGTCTAGGCCTTCATTGATTTGCACGTTTACTTGCTTTGAGGGTGCAGTTCCGGACCTCAGCTTTTCTAGCTGAATTTCACGGTCTAGTAAGTCCATCGACATTTTATGCGATAGTGCGAGCAGTTCCGATATATCCTTTGTAGATCCGGTGCCGGCTTCGTGTAGTTCTTTGAATTTTACCCGGATTAGTGCATCCATTGCAGCACGCATTTCAAACTTGTTGTTGAATCCGGTATCCATGAAAACATGGTCAATATAAGCCTTGACTTCACGGCGCTTGAGTATCTCGGTTACAAGGTCCGGAGCCATATCTAGTTCGTCAGCAACTCGTTTAGCATCCTGGAGCTGCAGGTAAGCATTAGCCACTTCCAGTGCTTCGGGAGCAATTTGAATGGTTTGTGCAGGTAAATTTTGCGTCATAAGTGTAGTCCTTTGGGTGGATTATATCACGGGGGGTAGTAGTGGGGCAAGTTGGAAATTTTGGTGGGTTGTGGAGGGTTGGGCAACCGAGGACAGGCGGAACGGTTGGAATAACTGCCACGGTTGGAATAACTGCCACGGTTGGAATAACTGCCACGGTTTAGGGTCAGCGTTACGCTAGCCAGGCTCGGCACCTTATGGTGTTTCAAAAAATACCTCATAGGCCGCATGTGGGTGGGCGATTAGGCGTTTTTGTAAACAAAAGTCTACTAACCGCCCCGGGTAGTCTTGTAAACCAAAGGGTACATAGGGTAAACACCTAGAAAATAATTGTGAAAATGCTTGCACGACCCAAATTTTTTGCTATAATAGATACATCGTAACAAGGAAACGACATGAAAGAATTTTTTAAAGATTTATTGCAAGCCACAATTTTTGCTTCTTGCATTGGCTTGCCTTTTGTGTTATACTTTGCTTTTGTAATGAAACCCTGAAAGGAACTGTGAAATGACTGCTAAGACTGTGAATTATACATCTGAGCAAACTGCTCAGATGATCGCTGACTACCAAGCTGGTACAACTGTTGAGGCTATTGCTGAGACACTTGGTAAAACTGTACGGTCTGTTGTTGCCAAACTTTCGCGTGAGAAAGTTTACCAGGCAAAGACTTATAAAACTAAGTCTGGTGAGGCGGTAGTCAAGAAAGATGCTGTTGCCGATTACATTGCCCAAGCATTGGGAATGAATGAGGCTGATGCTGATTCGTTGACTAAGGCTAACAAAACTGCACTGAAAGCCATTGCAGATTTTATTCAGGCTGAGAAATCCTGATACAAAGGGCTTAAGCCCTTTGCCCACAGAAATGAATACTTTCGTTTCTGTGGGCGCCAATTATATCACATATAATTAGGGCGTGTCAAGGGTTTTTCCATTGATTTTTTCAATCGTGTCGATAAATAAATACAATCGGAAATTTGTGGAAAGCGTGGAAAATGTGGGCGAATCCGTGTATAATAAACGCATACACTGAAAAGGAACTGAAAAATGGCAAAGATTACTAAAGTTAGCATTTACGACATGGATGGTACTATCGTTTGCAGTTTGCACAGATACCGCACAATCGTTGACGATAACGGCGAACGCATTGATTTGGATTATTGGAGAGAAAACGAATATCGCGCAATGGACGATTCATTGCTACCATTAGCCGCACAATATCGTGAGGATTTGAAAAATGAAAATTGTTTTGTCATTATTGCTACTGCCCGTGTTTTGCGTGACGCTGATAACGCATTTATTCGTGATGTATTGGGCGAGCCTGATTATATTATTTCCCGCATGGATGGTGATACCACTTCAGGCGGTAAATTGAAAATCGCTGGTTTGGCTAAATTCTTTAATCTGAAACCATTTGCAAATGCTGAATTTACATTTTATGAGGATAATACCACTTATTTAAAAGCCGTTTGTGACCGCTTTAATATTCGTGGGGTTTATGTTCCAAGCAAACAAGGCCACTAATATATAATCCCTTCGGGGATTATATTTGAATTAATCTGGAGAATATAAAATGCAACCTTCTCACGTTCTTGATTTTGTTGATTTTAAAATTGCACAATATCAGCCACGATATAATGCCAGTAAATCTAAATTTGATTCTATGCTGGAAATATATAAATCAGCATCATGGTTTAAAAAATTTGTAACTGATAATCCGTGTGATTCACATTGGGAACATTGGTGGGTTGGTTCTTGGATTGACGAATTAAATGATATTCGCCGTGAGGCTGAATATAAAAAGAAAATGGATTATATGAGAATGGATATTCCAGAAAATTGGCATAAACATTTTTATAAATGGGCTGAAGATAATAAAATCCCTTTTTAACACTTTTGTTTGCAAACCAAAAATGAATACTTTGGTTTGCAGAACTTGCGCCAAAATTATAACATATAATTTTCGCCCGTGTCAATAGGGTAAACCCCTAATTTGCACAAATACAACAAAAATAAATTTCAAAAAATTTTTGCCACCACCGGAAAAAATCGGGTATAATTTGCTCATGGACAAAAAAGC